GTATTGTTACCATAGGCAGTTAGTGCTGTGCCAGTTGGCTGTAAACGCATGCTAGTATCACCAACTACGAAAGCTGTCTGACCGATGTCTGTGTTTAGATTGATCAAGTTCTGTATGGCTTCTGGATAACCAGGGCAGGCCAACAGATTGAATGTCAGGGTGTCTGTATCGCGTACCTTTGTGTTGGTGTCAATTTCTGACTTCAACTTAGATACCACATAGGCACGTTGAGCCTTGCGACCAAATGTACCTGAACCATCTGTCTGTAGTGGAGTCACTGATACCCAACGACCCGGAGTATAAGAACTCATATTGTCGTTTTCGTAGCGTAGATTCAATCCATTGTTGGCAGTGATATCGATCTCACTGGCGTTGAACTTCTTAACTGTAAATCCAGAACGACGAGTATTCCATAGACGTGTGCCTTTTGGATATAGTGCAGGATCTACGCAATCTGGATCTAGATAGTTGCTGATCAATAGATCGGAGATAGAAGTAATGTAATCTGGGCCATTGACGCCGTTATCAGACCAACGTGCATCGTAGAACACCCAACCTGTAGGTGAGTGATGATCTGCTACATCCTGTAGATCCCATGCCTGTGTATCTGCGTTCCAAACGTAGACGTTCTTGCCGTAGTTTTCTAAATCGCTGAGATCGATCCAGATGTCACCTGCGACTAGATCGTTGCCATCTGACTGAGTAGTTGGCTGTGTAGCACTGATGATCGGTCCGTTGATATCGCTGTCTGGGAATGCACTAGAATCTCTGTAGCCAACCCATGTAGAACCGTTGTTGTATAGTATATCTACTGATTCTAGATTAGTATCATACCATAGTGTATCATCTGCCGGAGTAGTCTTAGGTGCACTAGTCTGTGCCTGATAAACCAATGGTTTCCAGTTTGTAGCTATGACTTGGAATCCGTCGTCACTTGGAGCACGGTAGAAGTTCTGTGTTCCTGTTTTAGTAGCTTGATCCCAAGGTTGGAATCCTACATTTTCTAATGGACTATTCGTTCCATCTGTGAATTCTATATTACCACCTAGTGTGTGACTGATACTGAAAGTCTGAGCTGATTGATTGTATGTAGCTGTGACAGGAAGACCTGCGGCACTGACAGCAGCCTGCATATTGTAGGCCACGCTGGTCGTTGTGCTACCTGCGATGTGTACAGTCACCGGTGAGCTCCATACGCCGTTGGCGTTGGTAGCACGCATGATAAATGTGCTTGAAGTAGCCTGTGTTTCTGCTGTGCTAGAGCCAGTTACTGATATAGTAGTAGCACCTGTGGCATTCTTGCGCCATAGACGGAATTCTGTAGTGATCACAGTACCAGTTGTGGTGATGCCATAATGATCTGGATCTGATTCAACGATCACAGTGCCAACAGGAACGTATTGACCACCACTCTTGTCTATAGCACCATTAGCTGCCGCTGTGCTTGGATATACCGCTGTGCCGACTGAAGTCCATGCTCCTACAGCACCATTGTAGTATTTTACAACAACATCTTCGCCGTAGCCTGGAGTCGTTGTCTTGATCCAAATGCTGCCAGTTGGCCAAGATGTAGTATCTGGATATTGATAGTGCGGGCTAACTGCTAGTTGTAGAGTTCCGCCGCTCCAGCTGTTGTTCTGTGTCTGTACTTCAACCCACGCATTGCTAGAGTTCTTGTACCATACTGCATTAGGGAAGTTAGTGCCGTTGTCTTTGGTGATCACTACAGCGTAGTCGCCTTGAGAACCAAAACCGGATACAGGAGTACCTTCACCGTCTGTGGCTGTTGAGGAATTTGAATCATCAATGATCAATGGTGTAACCAGTGTGAATTTTTTACTTGTAGCATCCCATTGGTTGATACCAAATAGACTGTTGGCAGTGTCGACCCAGTAGGTGCCGGACATTGGAAGACCTGCTGGAACTGAAGTTGATCCTGCTATACTGGCCAAGTCAACATCAGCACGGATGACATAAGCACGTGAGCTTACACCTAGTACTGAATATGCTGCCTGTAGACCATATTCGTTTAGTTCTGAACCGTTGATTGGATTACCACTGGTATCTGTGTAGAATTTTGGAGTACCAAAAGTGTCTGTTAGATCGCGTTGGCTAGTCATCAACCATACCTGACCCACATTGGATTCTAGTGTGCCCTGTGCTGTTCCTGTACCGGAAGCATTGGCTTTGTTTGCCGCAGTGGCAACGAATATTGTAGGGACTGTGCCCGGAGCAGATGGAGTATAAAAACTCTGATCTATAACTGATACGCTTACGCCTGGTGATACGAGTGTGGCCATTTGATAATCTCCTAATTGGAATGCTTTGTTTTATTTAGCTATACCTTGGAAAAAATACCGGTTAAATACCAGTATAAAAAGGGCAGGAAAAGGGCGGTTATGAGAAAATTATGCTCGAAATGCAAGTCTAGACCAGTGGCTATAAACTACTATAAGGAAGGTAAGCCTTACTATAGGCGTAAGTGTGACCACTGCAGTCGTGGCAGCCGAGATGCACGGCCGCTATGGGAATTATCAGGCTATAAGAAAAAGTCGGTGTGTGAACACTGTAGGTTCACTTCCAAGCATCCTGATCAGTTCGATGTGTTTCACGTGGACGGAGATCTCAAGAACTGCCGACCCACTAATCTCAAGACCATCTGTGCTAACTGCTCAAGAGTCCTATATAGAGAGGGCGTTCAGTGGCGTCGAGGCGATCTGGTTCCGGACTTCTGACCAACTGTTTGACCTGGTCATACAGGTCTCCTATAGAACCGTTGTTGTCAACGATGTGATCGAACTCTGTGCCCACCCAGGCCCATTCTGAACGATGCACTTCTGGATAGGCAGTCTTCATATGATCGAATGAGCCTTGATTGGTCTCTAGGGCTACGTCATACCACACAGGTAATGGACCCCGTTGCACCCATACGATCTCTCCACCCTGTTCACGTATGGCCTTGATCTCATTAGGAAAACGGCAGTCTGATATCACCACATTGTCTCGGCTGTTGCGGAGTTTGTTTTCTAGGCTGGCGATCCATGTGTCATCGTGGAAGCTCTTGCGGCAGACTTCTGTACCCCAATACTGTAGGATCCAGCGTGGGGTAAGATGTGGCATGTCTAGGCGTTGGCTCCACCATGGATCTACCTGTTCTCTCCACTCACGAGCTTCTTTGGTACGACCTTCCAGCATGACTCGATCCCAACCAAACACGGCCGCTACGGCATCTTTCAGTGTTGATGCGAATGATTCTCGACGGAATTCTTCGAAATTGCAGAGATAGTCTGCTATGGTGTCTTTTCCCGAACCGATAAATCCACATATTCCAATGATCATAATATTTCCCCTATTAGGAATATTATAAGATGATATTTGGATTAGGTCAACGGTTTTTGAAAAAATCCTCAAATAGGGTTTCTTTGCTTTTATCGCATCGCATACCTTTTGAATAATTCTCGCCTTTTTCTAACATACGTAAATTAGTCCAATGACCTATAATATATGGAGGAATATTATCTATAAATCCCTGTTGTATGCTATAGATATGATCTAGGTCAACTTCACTTCGATTTAATCTGGTAGGATTTATCTTATCGAAATGATCTTTCCAATTTTGTTTAGTTGCGACTAATACAGCATAATGATATAGATCACGGAATGGTCGTAGGTGTTTTGGTGTTGCACCCTGCTCTATTCTTTTATCTGATATTTTCTTTTTTATTCTAATATTTTTGCTAGGGTTTGATACCCCATATTTTTTTAGAGAAGTTGTTTTAATTTTTTCAGCTCTAATTTTTTTCATTTTATCGGTTATGGCAGGCAATTTTCTTAAACCTGCATCTATAATCTTTTGATTAGATGTTACTCTTTTTCGTTTAGCTTCCTCTGTTTGGGTTTTATTTTTTCCTAATTTATTTGCCAGAGTAGCTTTTGCGGAACGATTGGCTGTTTCTAGATATCTATTATCCCACCATTTAACTTCTAGGCCGGTAATAGGACAATGAGGTATTTCCCAGACATCATTTAATATATGCCATACCCTTTGTTTTGGCATTGCATCATTAGGTAGAAAAGAAGTTTTGTCTAATATTTCAGTCCATAGCTCTGGTTGAGTTTTGTGCAGATATCGTGTAGCGGATTTATTGTAGGATTTATCGTTGTTGATAATTTCTAAAAGTATGTTTTTCATACTTTTATTTATCTTATCCAACTACGAACGTCAACCCACAATAAATGTAAGAGGAGTTCCGCCCTCTTTGTAGTTGATGAGATCCTGCTCCAGCATCTCGATCTCAGCCTTGCCCTCATTTTTTAGGGCGGTACCATTTAGGGTAGTAGATCCCTGTGGGCTGGCGATAGAATTGAATTTTTCACGAGCTTCTCCCAGCATGATCTTGGCTGTGGCTAGGCTGTAGTCACGCAACCATTGGCTAGCATAGGGATCCTGTAGTAGATTGAAGTCTGGACGATAGTTGTGCATCCATACTAGCAGTTCTTCGTCTGCTCTAGGACGTTGCATGATGGTCAACATCTTGGTAGTTTTATTGAAGGTAAAATTGATGTCTGTACCGAACATTTTACCAACCATCTTTTGGTATGATGCAAAAGCATAGTAGGTGGCTAATCCACCCATGTTTGTTGAAGCTAACAAATAGGTATTTGAGTAGGCTAAGTTAAATGGCTCGAATAAACTGCCTCCATCTCCTCCACCTGTACGTGATCCTATGCTACGGCGGAACAGCTGACGTATGCTCATGACTTCTTTGGGCATAATATAGTCTGTGACATCCTGCGTGATGGTCAAAAATCCGAAACTTTCTTCCACAGCATTGGTACTACGCTGGCGGAATTTGTTCAAGGCGCGATCTATAGCTGTATCATAGTGGACTGGATCTAGCTCTATATCCACCATACCACCACCTAACATGGCATTTATATAGTCACGGACTATCTGTCTTTGTTGTTCTGTCTCGGTCATATGAGTATTTAGTTCAATAAATACAAGTATGCCAAAACTCAGCCTATACCGTCCCGAAAAAGGAAATGATTTCCGATTCATCGATCGTGTGATCAACGAAGAATTCCAAGTGGGCGGAACCGATGTGTTCGTACACAAATATGCGGGGCCGGTAAATCCCACAGCAGAGGCGTCAACTCCTGCTGTTCCTGTGAACGAAGGACCTATCCCCGAACTGGGCATCCAGGATCTACTATTCATGGAAAACCGTGATCGCCACTATGAACCTGATGTCTATGTGCTACGAGGTATACATCAGATGCAGGATCTAGATTTCAACCTCAGCCAATTTGGTCTATTCCTCAACAATGACAACATCATGATGTTTTTCCATCTACGCAGTTCAGTGGAAAATCTAGGCCGCAAGATAATGAGTGGTGACGTGCTGGAATTGCCGCATCTCAAAGATGAATATGCACTGGACAATGCTTCACTGGCACTAAAAAGATTCTATGTAGTACAGGATGTCACACGTCCCACAGCAGGATTCAGCCAGACCTGGTATCCACATCTACTGCGTGCTAAATGCGTACCACTGGTAGACAGCCAAGAATACAACGAAATACTAGGTGCAGATATCGGAGATGGAAGTGGTACTACTCTGCGTGATATCCTATCAACCTACAATACTGATATCGCTGTCAACGATCAGATCATAGAACAGGCAGATGCTGATGTCCCCAACAGCGGATTTAATACCTCCGGCTACTACATCATACCTACTACCACCAGCACAGGCCTGGTCAGCGTAGAAGATGCCAGCACGATAAATTTAGACGCTTCTATCGCCCAGGCGGCGGTTGATGCTTCTATGGTCTTACAGACTCCTAATGGAAATATCTATGTAGGTAGTGGTTATCTGGCCGGCAACGGTGCTCCACCTAATGGTGCACCTTATGGATTTGGCGCTACATTCCCCACAGGTGCGGTATCTGGTCAATTCTATCTACGTACAGATTATCTGCCAAATCGTCTCTATAGATATGACGGCCGCAATTGGATCTATTTTGAATCTAATGTACGAATGACTCTGAACAACTTTGGTGCTCAGGATGTGGCCTCAGGCGCATTCGCAGGCAAGGCCGTGAATCAAACACTGAAAGGTGGATTTATCAACAACACCAATACAGCTACCATCAACGGTCAGGTGGTAATAGAACGCCAGGCATTGAGCAAGGCCCTAAGACCTAAAACGGACGGTTAAATTATATGTCATCTTATTTTTATGACGGCCAGGTAAGAAGATACTTGACACAATTCATGCGTGTAATGAGCAACTTCAGCTATAAAAATGCTAGAGGTGAAATCCTACGGGTGCCTGTACGTTATGGAGACATGACCCGACAGGTGGGCCAGATACTCCGCAAGAATTCAGAGAATACTATCCCAACCGCGCCCTTCATAGCCTGTTATATCAAGGACATGCAGTTTGATCGCCCTCGCATACAGGACCCAACCTTTGTCAGCACTGTAGCTGTCAACGAGCGCACATTTGATCCTATTACTGGCCAATATCTCAACACACAAGGTGCCAACTACACAGTACAGAAACTGATGCCTACACCCTACCTGGCCACATTTGCCGCAGACATCTGGACCAGCAACACTGACCAGAAGCTACAGATATGGGAACAGATTTCAGTCTTATTCAATCCCACACTGGAACTACAGACCACTGACAACTATATCGACTGGACCAGTATCAGTATACTAGAGCTGACGGCTCAGACATGGTCAAGCCGGCAGGTACCTCAGGGCCTAGAACAGGACATAGATATCTTGAACATGCAGTTCCAGAGCCATGTATGGATCAATCCTCCGGCCAAGGTACAGCAGTTAGGTGTCATCACCAAGATCATCGCCAGTGTATTTTCCAATCCACAGGGCACCATCGCCAGCGACTACGCAGATGGAGCGGCTGTGATAACCAGCCTAGGAGAGATAGCCAGTGTCAGCGTGACTACTCCTGGAGGTTTCGATCTCTTGGTCTTGGACAATCAGGCCACACTGATAGCACCGCAGCCTGCCGGTGATACACTCAGTTTACCTACACCAGATAAACCCAACAGTTGGTATCAGATATTGGATCTATATCCAGGCAGCTTCCGTCCTGGGCTCAGTACGCTGAGATTGACACAGCCGTCTGGCAACGAGATCGTGGCCTATATCAGTCTCGATCCCGTAGATGAAACCAAGATGCATCTTAACATAGATCAAGACACTATACCTACCAACACCATCATCTCAGGTCCTGCTCGCAACAACCTCAATTGGGGTACTGTAGATGCCATAGTGAATCCCGAGACATTCCGACCGGTGAATCCCACAGCGGGCATACGCTATCTCATACTGGAAAATGTCAACGTCAATGCAGAATACGGAACTTCCGGCTATGATGGTCCACGTGCCTGGAAGAACAGTGATGCATTAGATCCACTGCTCTATGCCAATGACATCATTGAATGGAGTGGAACTGAGTGGGTCACTGTGTTCAGTTCTAGCTCAGCCACAGCAATCACCTATATAACTAATACGTATACCGGGGTCCAATACAAATGGGAAACTGGTACTCAGCAATGGAGCAAGAGCTTCGAAGGTATATACGATAAGCTAACATGGCGACTAGTCCTATAAATCAAATAGTCTGTAGTGGCGGCATCTTCCTCGCCAAAGACACAGGCAGATTCCTATTGTTGTTGCGGACACAGGGCAAGACCGCTGGCACCTGGGGCCTGGTAGGTGGCAAGAAGGAACCAGGAGATACTACTCCCATAGACATACTGAATAGAGAAATAGCCGAAGAAATAGGCACCGTGCCCAGTATAGAAAAGATCGTGCCACTGGAATTATTCACTAGTAGTGATGAAAATTTCCAATACAATACCTACGTGCTGATAGTGTCAGAAGAATTCATTCCTAGATTGAATCAAGAACACGCCAGCTGGGCGTGGTGCGCAATGGGAGCTTGGCCAAAACCTCTTCATCAAGGGGTAAAGAATAGCCTTAACAACAAGGTAGTCAAGGCCAAATTAGAACTGTTATTGGATTTAATTTAATAACTAGGATACCATTTAGCAGTACCAGCATCGTAGGTCATGATCAAGGCCTTGCTAACCACTGCGGTTGACGCCAGTGCTATGTTGCCAGTGGCTGCTGTAGTCCAAAGACCGGTAGGAATTAAAGTGATCTGACCACCTGTGACTGATATAGGTTTAGGAGCAGTGATTGTGGTAATCTGCGTAGTACCAGAAACATAGAGTATCTGCGTGACCGGCGCTATAGTAGCCGCACTGGCTATGGTTGTAGCAGTAGCATTGGTAGCTATTAGGCCGTTGTAGACTATAGATCCACCTATATAAGCGCCTCCCGCTACAATAAGTGCCGCTGTGACGGTATTGCTGGCAGTGGTTGCTGATAACTGTATAGCCGCACTAGCAGTGTTACTAATGAATACACCGCCCTGCACTGTCAATGCGCCAGTGCCTGTTGTGACTCCTGTTGAAGTATTGGCTATGTTGTAGGTAGCGGTGGTAAGATTTGAGATTAAAAAAGTACCAGTTGTTCCTGTATTACTGGCCGCATAGGATCCAATGGTAGCTGTGGTAATAATTTGTGAATTGGCAATAAATGATGTTGTGTTGATATATAACGCTCCACCAACGCCAACACCACCTGCGACTACTAGAGCACCTGTGGTAGTTGATGCTGATTGAGTAGATGTAGTAACGCTTAGATTATTAACTGAGCTAGGGAATACGTATGATGATACTGCATCAACCCACTGACCGCCTAATGTGTCTACATAGTAGATAGCCAGGTTACCTATGTTGCTGTCCCACCATAGTTGGCCAGCGGCTGGTGTTGCTGGTGCTGAATCTGATATGGTCACAGGATTTAGTGTGACTCCATTAACCAACAGTGTTGTGCCTATGTTTAAGCTACCACCTAGGTTTAGATTACCACCTATGCCCACTCCACCTGTGACTGTGAGAGCACCAGTAGTGGTTGAATTGCTACTAGTAGTAGACAGTATCGAAACGTTTCCTTGTTCTGTTTCTCCGCTCAGCAAGGTTAGACTGGTAGCAGTGATAGCACCGCCAACAAATAGACCGCCACCTATGCCCACTCCACCTGCGACTACTAGAGCACCTGTCGTGGTAGAAACCACTGTGGTGGTATTGGTTAATGTAAATACATCGGTCGTTATGATCGTTACGTTGGTAATCGTGGTGTACTGAACTGTCAGCTGATTACTGGTAATTGTTCCAGCAACGTTTAAGTTTCCGCCAATACCCACACCACCTGTGACTACCAGAGCACCTGTGGTAGTTGATGTGCTGGCCGCTCCACCGCCTACGTATAGGTTTCCGCCAATACCCACACCACCTGTGACTACCAGAGCACCTGTGGTAGTTGATACGCTCTGCGTAGCTGTGCTTATGTTTAGGTTATTAACAGTTGAAGGAAACACATATGATGATACGGCATCAACCCACTGTCCACCAGCCGCATCAACATAATAGATGGCTAGGTTACCTACTGATGAATCCCACCATAGATTACCTGCTGAAGAACTGATTGGTGCCGAATCTGAAATAGTTACACTGGCTCCGCCACCCCCGCCGGTCACTGTGGCCCAGCTCAATCCACCAGCGCCGTTTGTACTTAAATACTGTCCACTGGTACCGCCTGTGATAATGACATTGCCCACGGCACCTAGGTTGGTAACTCCTGCTACTGTCAGCGTATTAGCTATGTAGGTAGATCCCTGTACCTGTAGGAAATAAGATCCACCGCTGGTAGCCGTATTGATCAGCAGATAACCGTTAGAGTCTATTGAAACTTTCAGGCTGTTGATTGCGCTGAATGTGATAGGCGACGATGAAGCGTTGACGGTTCCCGTGGTTAGGGCACCCGCGGAATTCATTAGGAACGACAGATTATTTGCTATTGTCAAGATTCAGCTCCGGATAGTGTCTCTAGTAGTGTATTTATAGCAGTCATAGGTTTAGGGGATAGTGGTCCAACCTGTTACGAAATTGTAATATTCCACTGAATCTAGTGTGGTATTGTAGCGCATGTAGCCAGCCTGTGGATTGGGGGGTCGCTGACCAGTGGTGCCCTGCGGCAAGCTGAAATAGCCTGTGGCTGTATTGGCCTGATCTTCTATGCTCATGGGTGTTAGATTGGTTGAGGCGGTGGGTTCCTGTAGGCCACCCCAGCGTGTGGTAGCTGTGTTGTAGGCCCAGGTCACAGTACCAATATTGGTGGCTGTGGTAAATGTCGTGGTGATTATGGTAGATGTGGACGGTTGTATGTCAGCAAAGCTAGCTGTGGGCGGAGTGAATGTGGCTGTGTAGCGTGCCACTCCGTTGGTTATCCTAAGGTCGTCGACATAGCCTGTGAGATATGAAGTGGAACCTCGATCTACACCTACATAGAGAGGATAGCTGGTCGAATTGAATACTTGCGAACTGGTTCCAGATCCGTTGGCAACACCGTTTAAGTAGTGAGTTATAGTCGACCCAGAACGAACCACAGCTATGTGCGTCCAGGTATTCTGTGGTATTGGATTCGTTGTGACAACAGAAACACTGCCCTGCCCTTCGAACTGCAGATTATTGCTGGTACTGTTGAAATCTAGAAACCAACCAGATGTAATAGCGGCTCCTGTGTTGTTATTAGCTGATCCAACTATACCACCGTACGAACCGTGTGCTGACCAATATAACCAACACTCTACAGTAAAGTTACCTGACAGTATCCAAGCATAGGAGTATGGGGATGAAAGATATCCGCTACCATTGAAATACATTGAACCAGAACCAAACTTCACCGTGGTGGCGGTGGTGTTGATCTGAGCCGAACCCACGGTGACTAGATTATTCTCCATAGTGGAATCATAGATGCCAGCATTGACGCCGGGTATCAACAAAACTGTGCCAGTAGCACTTTGGCTTGATGTGGTTAATGGTACTACGCTAGGAGTGAAGTTAGCAGTATAGAGAGCTTGACCTTTTACAATACGAATATTACTAAAATATCCAGTAAAATAGCCACCTGGTGTACTGTAAGCACCTATGTACAAAGGACCGCCATTGTCGGTCATCGCTGTGCTAATCGTAAATGAACCGCTCGGAACTCCGTTGATATAGATAGTTGCTGTAGTTCCATTTCTCACAAAAGCCAAATGATTCCATGTGTTTACTGATACCGCTATGGATGTTGTAACGTATTGATTAGCAACACCGTTGCTGGCATACCATGTTATCGTACCGTTGGTATTCAAAAAACCGCCATATATGGGAAAAGTGCTTCCAAATACATAATCTTTCAATAAAAGAGACCCACCTGCCGCTACACTCGTAGGATATATCCACAATTCAACTGTCCAATTTGGTGCTCCTGTAGATAAATTTATATCTGATGAATAAGGCACTGTTAGATAACTGCTACCATTGAGATAGATGCTTCCACCATAGACTGTGGCTGCGGTTGATGTATCCACCCTGGCGAATGGTGAGCGGAGACTTGGGGCTACTGTGCCAACAGCGGAGATGACGTTTGATGCTGTGGACAAATCGGCTAGGCTGTTTGAATATTGGCTGGTCAGTAATACGGTATTAGTAACCGGAGCGAGTGGAACTGGGCTAGGAGTGAACGTGGCGGAGTAGACTGCTGTGCTGTTTACTATGCGCAAATTGCTGATATACCCGGTGAATAGAGCGGCGGGGGTATTACTATATTGTCCTATAGCTAGGCTGTTGTTACTGCCCAATCTATTCGTCAGAGTAGTGGTGCCAGTGAGTGTCTGCTGGACTCCATTTACATACATAGAGATGGCGGCGGCATTTATTGAAACTGCAATATGGTACCATGTGTTGAGATTTAATATTGTATTGCCGTAAGCGGTGTTTAACGATCCGGTATACCAATAGAATGTCAACTGTCCTGAAGCGTTTGGACCAAAACTCCAAATGTTAGAACCTGCATTAGCCTGCATATCTCCCACGACAGCTCCTCTGTCTGATCCTACTGGAGTTGCAGTCATGTAGATCCATGCTTCGATAGTGAATGTACTCTGTGTGGTAGAGATAGGAGTTGAATTTGTGGTCATATAATTGCCACTACCTCCAAAATATGTGCTTCCCTGTATCGTGGCACTACTGATACTGTAGGTCTGAGTATTACCAAAAGGATTGAATCTCTGTATGCTGACTCCAGAACTTGCTGTAGTAGCAAAATTCAGTGTTGATAAATCTCTCACGTAGTTACTGGCCAAAGTCAGTAAAACAGTGTTAGTAACAGTAGAGAGTGGTACCACACTGGGAGTAAATGTTCCAGTATATACTGCAGATCCATTTTCCACACGTAGATTTGAGATATAGCCATTGAAACGAGTAGTGGCGTCATTTCCGCCAGCATCACCTATATAGAGATTAGCAGCCACCCCACCGTCTAGGCTAGTGGCTCCATAGTTGAAACTGCCGGTCTGAGTACCGTTGACAAATAAACTGACTGTGGCACCATTGCGGACCACGGCCACATGATTCCATCCTGGAACTATATAGGCACTACCTGATGCCAGAGTCATACCACCGTTGCTGGCGGAAAAATAGAAATTGCCTGTGTCTATGCGATTGTAATAGAGTCCCCAGCTATTGGTGGTGAAAGTTGTCACATAGTTGCCTACTATCAGAGGATAGTTACTCACAGTGTTGGCAGCATTGATCCAGGTTTCTATGGTCCAGTTGTTGGTACCAAATGCGAATGAACTGGTTGTCACCGTGCTGGCATAGACCGTGGCAGTTGTAGCTCCGTTGAAGTAGGCTGACCAGTTGGTGCCAAATGGATTTACACTTCCCTGTGCGGGAGTTCCTACTCGAGTTATGACAAAGGTATTAGTTGATGCATCTACAAAAGTACCAGTGTTGTTACTGCCCGTGACACCGTCAGCATGTAATAACAGAGCGTCTTCGTTGTAGTAGACATCACCACTGTTAATGGTAGTACCGATGTATAGAGGAAATTGAATACTCATGCTATGAAGGCTCCTGTGGCAGTGAATGTGTGTACTGTGAAATTACTTCCTGACACTGTGATAGTACTTATCGCATTTCCGCCAGAAGCACGCTGACTGCCTGGATAGCGTAGTATAACGATGCCCGAACCACCTGTACCACCACCATAGGAAGTGCCCGGTCCGTTGTTAAAACCACCCCCTCCACCACCCCCTCCGGTGTAGGCAGTACCATTGGTTCCAGGACCACTAGCTCCACCAGCACCACCGCCACCAGCACCACCGACCCCGCCGTTGCCATATCCTGGATATCTTGCTCCACCTCCGCCACCACCGGCATAATAAGTAGTGGTGCCATTGATAGTGTTGACAATTCCTGATCCACCTGAAGCAGGTGTACCACTGACCGCTGGAGATCCAGCACCTCCGGCTCCGCCACCTCCAGCGCCATTATTACCATTGGCTGCTGTGGTTCCTCCGGGATAGCCTTGACCTAAAACACCGCTTACGCAGGCTGTGGTGCCAGGCCAACTTGTTCCTAGCCCGCCACCCGAACCTCCTGGAGTAGCTCCATTACTAGAGCCGTCGTTATTGCCACCTGCACCTCCGCCTGTAGCTACGATACTAACTCCGGTTCCTACTATAGATGAATTTGAACCGGTAGATCCGCCACCTGTAGAATAAGCAGGATTTCCTGTAGCACCTGCTCCACCAGATCCTACGGTAATGGTATATGACGCTCCGGGAGAAACAAAGGTTCCGCCCGACAATACCCCACCGGCACCACCACCACCAGCTATAGTCTGGCCACCGCCGCCACCGCCTGCTACTACCAAATATTCCACAGGATAGGTAGAACTACCCGTGACGCCGACCCATGAAGTTCCTGAACTGTTGGTGATTTCCATAATGTTAGTATCGTTGTTATAGCGTAGAGCACCACCAGGCAATAGGCTGGTCACGGTAGGATAGGCATAGCTCAACACCACGATGCCGGGACCACCCGCACCACCAGATGAACGACAGGTACTACTTCCTGCTCCTCCAGCTCCACCACCACCACCGGTATTCGTAGTACCATTACCGCCTGTTGTGGTATTACCGGTGCCGCTTCCACCACCACCAGGACCTCCTGTTCCCGCAGCCGGATTACCATTAGTGGTACTTCCGCCACCACCACCAGCATAGATCACAGCCGATCCGGTAATAGTACTAGTAGATCCAGCACCTCCCGGTCCTGCTGAAGAAGTACCAGTAGTACCTGTAGATCCAGCACCTCCACCACCGCCACCACCAAATCCGGGTGGAGCACTTCCAGAACCACCACCACCAGCATTACCCTGTCTTGGTATGCCAGTCGCACCTGGTTGACCAGCAGGTCCTCCTGTACCAGAACCACCTCCAGATCCTCCAGGAAGGCCTGATCCGCCTCCTGCAGTACCAATACCACCACCTCCACCACCACCTCCTGTGGCTGTTGAGATAATCTGTGTTCCTGATGTTATTGAACTAAAGCTACCGTTAGTACCTGTGCTAAAAGCAGTACCTACTCCACCACCACCACCTGATCCTACTGAGATAGTATAAGTAGCACCTGCTGTAGCAGTAAATGTTCCTGTTACGAATCCTCCAGCACCTCCGCCTCCTGCTCCTAGACCTACAGATCCACCACCGCCACCACCACCTGCTACTACCAGATAGGCCACTGAGGATATAGCAGAACTAGCTGTAAAGTAACTGGTACCCGTAGCTGTGAACACGTGTACTACCGAAGTGCCAGCAAACAGGCCGGTTGATGTGGTATAGAATCTACCACCTGTTCCTGTAGAAACCAGAGCGGTAACTGTACCTGCTGTGACAAATGTAGTCACACTAGAAGAAAAACTAGGACTGCTGAGGTAAGATATGGCCACTATACCAGAACCACCACCGCCGGCACTAGGAGGAACCAATGTGGTCGTGGCTGTGTAGGTGACACCAATATAGGTCATAGCATTAGACAGTGTGCTAGAATCGGTCACGTAGGTAGACGAACTGGCTACTTTCATCAGCAGAGCCGTGTTGACTATAGGAGTCAATGGAGTAGTTGGTGGCGTAAATGGCCCTGTATAGACCGCACTGCCCACTACGTATCTGATGTTGGTCATCCTACCGTTGAGCGTGGTAGGACTAAAGGCAGTCCAGTTGGTACTGTTGATACCGAACCAAAAACCGTTAGGACCAGCGAGGCAGTATCTGTTGCTGTTGGGCTGTGCGGCTCCGGGAGCACTGACTGTGGAACCAGCCACACCGTTGACATAGCTGGTTAGGTTGTTGTTGTTGCGCACGATAGCCACGTGTGTCCAGGTGTTGACCTGTATAGGCGCTGGAAAAGTAGATGTATATCCTGCGGCACAGGTGCCACTGCCTCCACTGATATAGATTGCTCCAGTAGATGATGTGATATACATAACAGTTTCACTACCGTAGGCTTCTTTGTAAGTCCCTACATTCACGAAAACACTGTTGGCTCCAAGGCTAAATGGATAGGTCCAGAACTCCATGGTAAAGTTTTGGTTATTGCCCCAGTAGAGCGGACCAGTGAGACCATAGCTGAATCCAACATAGGCAGCACTGGTTCCTGTGAACAATAGGCTACCTCCTGCGGTACCGCCACTGCCACCACCGCCACCTAGACCAGCAGTTCCGGGAGTAGCAATGTTACCTCCGCCACCAAGGCCTCCTAGGCCTGTGAGAGCTCCTGCTCCTCCACCGCCATAATATGTAGGAGATCCTGATATTATATTGAATGCCCCTGTACCTCCCAGTCCAGTAGCTCCAGGACCACCTGCTCCACCTGCACCAGCACCACCACCAGCACTTGCTCCAGGCCCTGCGGCACCTCCAGAATAAGAACTGTTGCTACCACCTGAACCCGCAGGAGTACTGGCTACTGAGCCTCCCGATGCGGTAGTGATAACCGTAGATCCTGCAGTTATTGAACTGTAACCTCCTGAAGTACCTGTCGATCCCCTGGCCGCAGATATACCACCACCACCTACTGTAATAGAATAGGTCGTACCAGATGTTATGGTAAAGCTACCTGATATGACGACTCCTCCAGCACCACCACCTCCGTATGTAGAACAGTTAGTAGCGCCAGAACATCCAGCTCCTCCACCACCTACTGCTAGATATGCGGCCGCGACATTGGCGGTGGCTGTGAAATAACTAGTACCTGTGGCGGTGAATATGTGTACTACGGCTGTAGATCCCGGAAACGCTCCCAACACTGTAGAGTATACTAAATTACCCCCGGATCCTGCTAGATAGTAAGTGGAATTCGTAGTAGGTCTCTGGGCTGTGGTGCCTGAGCTGACTGCGAAGAATCCCGTGGCAGCATTGGCCTGACAGCTGGCTATGAGGGGTGTTATGATATTGGTAGCTGTGCTGGCGGGCGGAGTGTGTACCACCCAGCGTGAGCTCACAGTGTTGTAGGTATAGGTCACTGAGGTGGCTGTGTAGACTACTGTGGTCACAGTGCTGGCAGCATAGGATAGGACCACAATACCAGGACCACCAGCCCCAGTTAATGGAGTTTGATTCCAAGTTCCACCACCACCGCCTCCTGTTCCTGGAGTACCAGGAACACCAGTTGCACCACTTGGCCCAGCTCCTGGCCCTCCGCCACCTAGTCCACCGATCGCTGATCCTGGTGTACATCTAGTAGCTCCACCACCACCACCAGCATAGTATTGTAAATTTCCAGTGATAGCACTCTGTAGTCCATTTCCACCGGCTCCTCCTACTCTTCCTGGAGTTCCCGACGCCCCTGCCGCCCCTGCGCCTCCGCCGCCACCTCCACCAGTAGTACATCCACCTGGAACAGGGCTACCGCCACCTGAATTTCCCTGTCCGAAAACGCCTGAGCCGCCTACTGTTCCACCAACTCCGCCGCCGCCCCCAGAACCACCTGCACCCCCAGATACAGGATTACCGCCACCAGCACCACCACCACAGGCTATCAATGAAATTCCTGTTCCTGTAATGCTTGAATTAGTTCCAGTCTTACCTTGTACCGCGGCATTGCCGGTGGGCCCAACTCCTGCTCCGCCTGCTCCTACAGTGATAGTATATGTAGCACCAGCAGTGGCAGAGAATGTTCCTGTTATCATGCCACCGGCACCTCCTCCTCCTCCTGCAAAATTACCTCCAGATCCGCCCCCAGCTACTATGAGATAAGCCACTGAGGCAATGGCACTAGTAGCTGTGAAATAACTGGTTCCTGTGGCTGTGAATATGTGTACATAGCTGGTACCAGAAAATAGGCCAGTTGACGTTGTATAGACACTATTTCCACCCTGCTGTTGTGGATATCCGATCTGCAGAGTCTGGACCACCTGCCCCGATGTGGTGAATGAAGTGGTATAGGTGGTTGTAGTACCTGTGATTACTGCCACATCTGGGAAGGCGGCCGTAGGTGGAGTGAAGGTAGCTGTATAGCGTGCCACTCCGTTAGTTATTCTGAGGTCGTCTATGTAACCGTTTAACGGATTGTTTCCAAGGACATAATCATCCGCACCGATTACTAGTCGTGAACACAGGTAATTGTTGTTATCGGTGTAGGTTGACCCAGCTTGAGTACCGTTTATAAACATTTTTGTAGAACTTCCAGAACGACTAACAGCAATATGATACCAGGTGCTGGAGGATATACTTGCTGAAATCACATCAGTGCTGTTTACATTATATCTTAATGTACCGCTTAAAAAATACATTACGGGATATATACCATTTGTACTCTGTGGTCTTGTTCCAAATATCCCTTGTGATGATGTTGAATTCAAATATAACCAATATTCGAGAGTAAAGTTTCCTGTTCCCAAGGTTAATTGTGGAGTTGCAGGACTCAACAAATATCCACTAGAGCCATTGAATCCCATTGAACCAGAGCCATATTTCACTGTGGTAGCGGTGGTGTTGATCTGAGCCGCCCCCACAGTGACTAAGTTATTCTGCATGGTGGTGTCTATGATGCCCGCATTGACGCCGGGTATCAACAGGACTGTACCAGTAGCACCTTGGCTGGATGTGGTTAGTGCCACCGTGGTAACTGTAAAGGTGCCTGTGTAGAGTGCCTGACCGTTGACCATGCGGAGATTACTAATATAACCACTATGATATTGACCAGCACCTTGTGCTCCTATGTAACACTTAGATAATACTGTGTCATTAGTAGCATAGGTTCCTGTCGCAACCTGTATTCCATTTACGAAAGTCCTTAATGTTCCACTAGCTCTAGTAACTGCGATATGATACCAAGTATTTGCAGTTAGATAAGTTCCATAAGACTGCTGTATAGTGTTGTTGTGTATGAATGCAATACCATAAGGCCCCCCAGAGCTTCTGTTTATAGTAAGGCTCCAACCCCCGTTAGATCCTCCATCATATGTGCCAACGATTCCTGACCCATAGGTTTGATTGGCTATAGTAGTGTAGACCCAGGTTTCTATAGTAAAATCTCCAGACCCTAAGGCTAAATTTGTCGAAGATGTTACAGTCAAATAATCTGTGGTACCATTGAGATAGATGCTTCCACCGTAGAGGGTAGCCGCGGTTGATGTATCGTTGCGGGCAAACGGTGTGCGGAGAGACACAGTGGCTGTGGATCCTACGGTGGTAACAGCATAGGTATTGGTAGATGCGTCTGCCACAGAGTTTGAATATTGGCAGGTCAATAGCAGTGTGCTAGAGGTAGCAGATAATGGATTCGAAGGTACCGTAAAAGATGTCCCTGTATAGAGCGCGGTATTGGATATCTTGAAATTGCTGACATAGCCGTTAAGAGAATAGTCTGGAGAACCATAGGGATATACATCTGTAACGCCAATCCAGACTGCCTGGACACCAGTACCCCCCCATAGACCCAAAGCAGAAGCCACCGAACTGGAGGTGGTTATGGAGCCGTTGACATAGGCAGATAGTGTGGTGACATTCATTACCATGGCGATATGATACCACACGCCTGCTCTAAATGTATAAGGGGCCAGTAGGCTGATCCAGGTTCCGCCGGCAGTACTAGTACGGTATTGGAAATTTAAGTTGGTACCATCGTACCAGTTTACCAATAGATCACCATAAACGAACAGTCCCACATTGCCCGATGAGCTGTTGGTATAGAACCAACCTTCTGCGGTCCATGTGGTGCTGTTGATAGGCCAACTGGCCGAAGGAGCAGATAGATAGGTATATGTAGCAGGAAAATAACTAGATCCCAAGAAGGTAGCTGTTGATGTAGCATAGACGGTAGAGGTAGTGAATGGTGAGAAACGCTGTACCGACGGTGAGCCTGCCGCTGTCAATGCAAAGGTGTTTGTTGATATGTCTTGGAAACGATTAGTAGCCGCTGTTAAAAAAGTAGTGTTGGTCAATGTGTAGAGCGGAGTGGTGCTAGGTGTGAAATTGGCAGTATAGACAGCTACCCCAGGCGTCCATCTCACGTTGGATATGTAAAAGGTTCCACCGTTGTTACCAAGACCATTATTATCATATGCGCCATTCAGCACCGCTACCGTAGACGCCGCAAGGCTACTTGAATAGGTCTGGGTGGCTACAGATTGACCATTGATATAAAAGTTTATTAGATTGCTGGCATTCTTCGACACAGCTAGATGATACCATGCGCCAACAGAGTAGGTTGTGCTGGTAGTAAGGTTTACAGGAGCCGAACCACCGTTGCTTTGACTAAATGTGAAACTGCTACCAGTCCAATAGAAATCGATAGCGTTACCATAAGCACTACCATTTCCAAAACACAATATATTCCCTACTGTGGTGTTAACAGGCAATACCCAAAGTTCTATGGTCCAAGCACCTGTGGCACCCGGATTGAAAGTTGAGTTAGATGTAGTGTATAGATAGTTTCCATTGCCGCCGAAATAATAACTCCAATAACTTCCAAATGGATTTACACTTCCCTGCGTAGGCGTGCCTACTCGTGTTATTACGAATGTGTTAGTTGACGCATCAACGAAGTTACTGTTAGTCGAGGCGGCAATGCCATCCCCGTGTAGTTGAAGTACTACACTGGTGATGGTAGGATCAGCCACTGTTGATGTTGTACCGGTACTGATGTATAAAGGAAATTGGATACTCATGCTGTATAGGTTCCTGGTGCTGTAAATGTATGGAAGAACTGATTGTTAAAGGTTGAGGTAGTGCCACCGGTACCTCGTTGTTGGGTACCAGGATAACCTATGATAGCGATGCCTGGTCCACCTGCTGAATTGAACGTGCCGCCGTTGCCCGAAGCCACTGTGCCTGTTGATGGATAACCACCTGCGGCATATAAGGTAGTAGTTGATGCCAGCCATACTGTGCCGGTGCCACCCGCACCAGGCTGACCTTCTGATCCTGATCCTCCACCATATAGAGTCTGTGTAGTGTGACCTTGGCCAAAGGTGTAGGAAGAGGCTGTTGATACAGAAGAAGCTAGAGAATAGCTCAATACAACTATACCAGGACCTCCAGCTACTGAACCTATTGAAGGAGAACCGCCGCCACCGCCCCCAGTTCCTGGTGTTCCTGCAGTTCCGCTGCCAGGCGATGTTGATCCATTTCCACCACCACCAACTCCACCAGATCCACTTGTACTTGCGTTGGCTCCACCACCACCACCTCCGTAGTAGGTGCTAACACCTATGATAGAGCTGGCCTTGCCTGGTCCGCCATTTATTCCCGATCCAGCGCCACCGGCCCCTGCACCACCGCCTGCACCATAGCAACCGGTTCCTGTGCCTCCACTAAAACAGGCATTACTAGCACCAACATTACTGTTAGCTACATCTCCATTTCCACCTGTGGCTGTGACTGTGCTAATCCCCGGACCACTGATAGAGCTAGATCCTCCGGTACCACCTACTGCTGAGGGTCCAGATCCACCTGCTGTACCGCCCGCACCAACAGTAACGGTATAGGTCGCTCCCGCACTCAATGCCACGGTTCCAGTTCGCACGACTCCACCAGCACCTCCGCCACCAAAATAGACCGAGGCTACGCCACCGGTGGCGCCACCGCCACCTCCTACAGCTAGATATGCAACTATGGGTATAGAGGATGTTGCCGTAAAATAACTGACACCGGTGGATGTAAAAATGTGTACCACACTAATTCCACTGAACAGGCCGGTTGATGTAGTGTAATAGGTACCACCTGTACCTGTGGTAATAATGCCTCCGCCCCCTAGACTAGCACCTGCTCCACCAAAACTGCCTGCACCAGCACCACCACCACCGCCCTGAGCTATGGCTCCCAGTCCTTTGCCCGCTATAATGGTTACCGATCCCGTTGATCCTGATGCTGTGTTTACCGCACCCGCCCCACCCGATCCCACTGTTATTGCGTATTGTGTTCCGGTGTAGACCACTGCCGACGCAGAGATCAATCCGCCTGCGCCACCTGTGCCAGTTGATCCGCCACCTCCCCCACCAACAGCGAGATAGTTTACTGTATAGCCACCGGTTGACACTATACTAACCCAAGTTCCGCTCGAAGCCTTGTAGACTTCTGGTAATCCAGTTGTGGTGTTGTAGCGTAGTGCACCGTTTGGTATCGATGAAACCACATAACTCAATACAACTATACCAGGACCACCGGCTCCGGCGGCCGCCGGAGTATTTCCAACATCACCTCCTCCGCCTCCTCCAGTACCTGGTGTTCCAGGATTTCCGTTACCTGCTCCACCCCCACCGGGTCCACCTGTACCAGCAGTCCCACCGCTAAAATAACCACCACCACCGCCACCACCGTAGATAGATAAAGTACCTGTTATGTTGGTGCTGGTTCCTGCTCCACCTGCTCCGCCAACTCCCGCTGAAGTTCCGTTAGTTCCTGTAGTCCAAGCACCTCCGCCACCGCCACCCCCATATCCTGGTGGTCCTGAACCAATTCCACCTATATTGCCTTGTCCAGGAACAGCACTACCTGGAGCACTAAAACCACAAGCGCCACCACCTCCACTTGATCCTCCTGATCCACCAGGAGTAGAATTACCTCCGCCACCACCACCACCGTAGGCTGTCACAGTAGATATATTTGTGCCGCTGATTACAGAATTGGTTCCAGTTTTACCAAGAGTACCGACTCCTACTCCACCCCCACCTCCACTACCTACAGTGATCGAGTAAGTAGTTCCGGCTGTAGCTACAAATGTTCCTGTAGTCACACCACCTCCACCTCCACCTCCACCTGTCGAACCACCTCCACCTCCACCGCCGGCTACAGCTAGATAAGCAACCGAAGCGATGGCCGCCGTGGCTGTGAAATAACTAGTGCCTGTGGCTGTGAATACGTGTACTATTGAGGTTCCGGAGAATATACCAGTACTTGTAGTATAAACTGAATTTCCACCAGATCCAACATATATCGAAGGTCTCTGAGCTGTGGTACCCACAGGTAGGCCAAAATAACCCACACTTGTAGTAGGTTGACAGCTGAATGTGGCCGCTGTGATCACAGTGCCGGTACCAGGAACCACGTAGTTTACCAACCAACGACCTCGGCTGGCGTTGTAGACATAGGTGGTTGCGCCCACCACTACTAGTTGTCCGTTACTGGGATTTGCTGGAAATTGGATCATCGATTAACCTTATCTCCAGTTATTTATGCTAGATTATGGTCTAGGTGTTTTGAGCGGGTATCTGCACCCACGTTCCGGAGGTATTGTAATATTCCATTAAGCCCAGGTCAGTGTTGAAACGCATATAACCGGGTGTCGGGCCCTGTGGTCTCTGCGCTGTGGTTCCATAGGGGAAATCTATGTAGCCCGTAGATGTAGTAGCTTGATCTTCTATCAGGCTGGGCGTCAGAGTATACTGCTGACTGGGTTCCTGCGTGCTCCACCAACGGTTTGTGGCTGTGTTGTAAGTCCATGTTTCTGTGCCTAGGTAGGTAGATGTTGTTAGTTTATAACCGTTCGGAACACTCGAAATAATTGTGGCGGTGTAGGCATAACTGATCACGACTATACCAGGGCCACCTGCTCCGCCTGGATCGCCCGGAGTACCTCCTGGACCGCCAGCTCCGCCTCCCCCACCTCCTCCATATCCGGGGCCTGTGGTTCCCGGAGTTGTCACAGTATTACCTCCACCTCCTCCTACAGCATAGGTCACTGATGCTCCGGTAATAGACCATGCTTGACCACTGCCGCCTGTGCCGCCAGTAGGTGCTGATGGAGAACATCCACCTGCTGATCCAGCGCCACCGCCACCGCCACCTCCTACTGGATTAACACCATAATTTCCAGAACCAGTTCCTCCTGGATATCCTTGGCCAGGTATACCTGTGCCAAAACCTGGATGCTTGGATTGACCCCCACCCGAACCACCAGGACCGCCAGTTCCGGGACCACCACCTGCTCCGCCTCCTGTAGCGGTGGAAATACTAGCGATGCTAGATGGTTGACCTTGAGTGCCATTACCTGAATTACTAGCTGTAGGAGGAGCTCCTGCCCCTACTACCACAGCATAAGAACCGGCCAGTAAGGTCGCAGTGCCTGTCAACATTCCGCCAGCTCCGCCACCGCCGCCGCCTACACTAGCACCAACGCTGGCGCCGCTGCCACCACCTGCCACTATGAGATACGCTATTGATAGAAAATTGTTAGCAGTAAATGTATTAGTTCCTGTGGATGTGAACACGTGTACTACCGAAGTTCCAGTGAATAGGCCTGTAGAAGTAGTGTAGACACTATTTCCGCCTTGAGCTTGTTGTCCTATATAGGTAGAAGCTATTGTTGTTGGAAAAACGATGCTCATGCTGTATAGGTTCCTGTTGAAATAAATGTGTGCAGAGTATAGGTACCAACTGTAGATACAGTTCCACCTGTGCCACGTTGACCGCCGGTGTAGCGTATGTAGACCACACCCGGGGCACCTGTACCACCTGGAGCAGATCCACCGTTGCCTGTATTGGTTCCACCTGGGGAAGAACCTGTGGCAGCACCACCAGCACCATAGGTTATCTGTGCACCAGTGACCTGTGAGTAGATACCTGTACCGGCGGCTGAATAAGCACCAGCACCTAGAGTAGAACTAGCCGCGAAACCCTGTCCCACTACACCACCACCGCTGGCACCACCTGTTGCTGTACCAGCAAATCCACCAAAGGCGAAGGCTATGGCTGAACCTGAATTTACGGTATAGAACGTGCTGGTATAAGCATAGCTAAGGATTACGATGCCAGGACCACCATTTCCAGCTCGAAGAACTCCGCATACTGTATTATCTTTTCCACCACCGCCACCGCCACCGGTATTTCGTACTCCGTCGATAGCAGTTGGTGTCGCACCTCCTGCTACGCCAATTCCAGTTCCGCCTCCTCCAGATCCACCTGCAAGTGGTGCGCTTACCTGATAACCGCTACCACCACCGGCGTATATTGTCGCCAATCCCGAAATGGTGCTAGTGGATCCTGATCCTCCTTGGCCTCCCGGTCCCCCAGCCCCTCCAGCACCGCCTCCACCACCGGCTGGATTGGTATTAACAGGAGCCACAGATCCGCTTCCTGGATTTCCCTGCCCTGGAACACCATTGCCTCCAGTGGTTGGTCCCCCAGTATTACTAGCTCCACCACCGCCCCCAGATCCACCAGGTAATCCAGGACTACCTGAAGGATTTCCATATGTTCCAGCACCGCCTCCACCTGTAGCTGTAGAGATGACTGTGGTTCCTGAAGAAATACTGGAAAATCTTCCCGAACCAGCATTCCCACCAGATTGGCTACATCCAGGCCATCCTGCTCCGCCCGATCCTACTTGTACAGTATATACGGTACCGACAGTAGCCGTAAATGTTCCAGTGACTAATCCGCCGGCTCCCCCTCCACCTCCATATCGACCCCCACCGCCACCACCTGCTACTACCAAATAGGCCACGGTGATGGCATTTGATGCTGTAAAATAACTTGTTCCTGTGCTGGTGAATATGTGTACATAGCTGGTACCAGAGAATATGCCAGTTGATGTAGAGTATATACTGTCTCCGCCCTGAGCCTGTTGACCTGTTACCTGTGCTGTGGAATTGGCATTGTTGATTATATAACTAACCCCACCAGCTCCAGAACCACCTTGTCCTACCGCCACAGTGTATACGTTACCTGTGGTCACGGAAGCGAATCCAGCCAGGACTCCACCAGCTCCACCACCTGCTGTAGCTGAAGCGGCACCACCAGCTGCCACTGCCAAATATTCTATAGTATAGGGTATGCCCGCGGTAATACTGGTCCAGGTATTATAGGTAGTATTATAAGTTTCTACCACGTTCAGTGCCGAATTGAAACGCACCGCACCCGTCTGTGTGGGCAGACCGCGCTGGCCGGTACAGCCTGCACTCACAGCCAGAGCCGTGGTGGCGGTATTGGCCTGATTGGCAAATGCCCCATATGATATGTCTAATGTGCCGGTATTGAATGGTCGCAGAGTCCAACGTCCGTTGACATAGTTGTAGGTCTGGCTAGTTCCTGTCGAGATTATTGTAGTCACGGTGCCCGTGTAGGCATAACTGATAATGACTATACCAGGCCCACCTGTACCGCCTAGCCCCGGAGTGACCTGTGTATTTCCACCTCCACCGCCACCGCCAGTTCCTGCTGTTCCGGGAATACCGAGACTGGTAGGTACTCCCGGAGCTATACTACCTGCACCCCCACCACCTAGTCCTCCTGCGGCTCCTGTGGTATTATTACCTGCACCTCCTCCTCCTCCTGCATAATAAGTCGATGTGCCAACGATATTGTACTGTATGCCAACTCCTCCAACACCGACGAAATTATTGGCTCCGTTAGTACCTTTGGCTCCTGCCCCACCCCCACCCGATCCACCTGTACCGCAGTTACTAGGAACTGAAGCACCTCCCGGAAACCCGTAATTATTATAGGTTCCAGAAATTACAGTTTGATTAGTTGTAGTCTGAAGAGCAGTTCCTCCGACTGCTGTTGGTGTTCCTGTACCGCCAGCTCCTGCACCGCCAGATCCTCCGGGAAGTCCGTTACCTGTAGGGCCAGCGCCGCCACCACCTCCTAGTCCTTTGATATTAGTACCATCCGGTGCTACTATACTGCTGGTGGTTCCAGGAGTACCTAGTGTAGCTGGAGATACACCTCCGCCGCTACCTACAGTGATGGTATAAGTCGTACCAGCAGACATCAAAGTGGTTCCTGTAACCACACCTCCTGCACCTCCCCCACTGACCACAGTACCTATACCACCCGTACCACTGCCACCTCCACCACCACCACCTACAACTAGAAAGGCCACAGTGATGGTGTTTGATGCTGTAAAGTAGCTAGTGCCTGTGGCTGTGAATACATGTACTGCGCTGGATCCAAAGACTCCAGTGGCCGTAGTATAGATTAGATTGCCACCTCTTGATAGTGTAGTAGCAGAAGTAACACTATAGACATTGTTGGCTGTAGTGAAACTGGTAGTAAAGGTGGTAGTGCTTATTGTAGCCGAATCGTAGTTGGCCTGGGTAGGTGGAGTGAACGTGGCCGTATAGCGTGCTACACCTTTGGTTATGCGTAGGTCGTCGATGTAACCAGTAAAATAATCCGTTGTTGAGCCGTCATATCCAATAAGTAATGTACTATTTTGTTCTGTTATAGTAGTAGCACTTGTATAAACACTACTTCCGTTTAGGTAAATTGTTACATTTGTTCCATTATAAACACAGGCTACATGGCTCCAAACATTTAACGATGGAGCGGTTGTTGAACTATACGTGGTTGTGCCGTTAAAAAATGATAAGTATCCTGAAGTTTGTAAAAGATAAAATTCGTAACTGGTACTAGCCCCTGAACTTATTCTTTTTGCAACAATTACATTATAATTAGTAAAATTAATTGGGTATATCCAACACTCAATAGTCCAGCTACCGGAACTTAAATTCAAATTAGGATTATTAGGTATGCTTAAATATCCACCAGCTCCATTAAACGACATACTACCAGAGCCATATTTCACCGTGGTAGCGGTGGTGTTGATCTGCACACCGGGGATAGTGGTCAGATTATTCTGCATGGTGGTGTCTATGATGCCCGCATTGGTTCCCTGTAGCAACAGGACTGTACCAGTAGCACCCTGGCTTGATGTAGTCAGTGCTACTGTAGACACTGTAAAAGTACCTGTATAAAGAGCCTGACCGTTGACAATTCTCACATTACCTAAATAACCGAGAGAATATCCCTTACTGGGGCTCTGCGCTCCAATGTATAAAGGACCGCCTATAGTTATATTAGCCGAGTTGGACACCGATCCATAAGGTACGCCATTCTTGAATATGACAAGATTGCCTGATCTACGACTCACCGCCCAATGTGCCCAACCTTCAGCAACGTTACTGGCCACTGTGGCGTTTAGGATAGCTGACTGATTAAAATAAAAAGAAGCTACGGTGGCGTTGAATGTAAATAGCCAGCTGTTGGAGATCTGATTAGATCCACTTATCCAAGTGGCACTGGCACCTCCCGTCACAGCAAAGGTTTGGGTGATGGCCCAGAATTCTATAGTAAAATCACCAGGAAAATTGAAGGCGGAATTCTGAGGTATAGTTAGATAGTCTGTGCTACCATTGAAATACATACTACCACCGTAGACTGTGGCCGCGGTTGATTGATCGTTGCGGGTGAATGGTGTGCGGAGATTTGGAACCGCCGTACCAACAACTGAGATAGTATTCGATGCAGTAGACGCATCTGCAACTGAATTAGAATATTGACTAGTTAGTAAGACTGTATTGGTAACAGTAGTTAATGGTACAGTACTGGGAGTGAAATTAGCAGTGTAGAGTGCCGTACTAATAGTCGTGCGTAGATTAGAAACATAGCCTGGAAAAAATTGACCGGTAAATCCGCCTACGGCCATGGCAGTTTGAGTATAGTTGGTTGAATCTGTTACATTCGATCCTATTTGAATTCCATTGACAAATATTCTTGTTGTATTACTGGCTCTAGTGAATGCTATATAATACCAGGTATTCAGAGAAAACGTGAAATTCTGTATACAGCCCTGAGAGCCGTTGACTGGGCTGGTGCCGTAGGGATTGACAGATATTGTTGTAAGAGACCCTATATTAAATACTGGACCTCCGGTTGCGGTTGCGCCAAAATATGTCAAGTTGGTGCCTGATGCTGTTATGTATACCCAAGCTTCAACTGTATAGTCTTTCGTACCAAAATATAAATTAGGATTTGAAGGAATGCTGAGATACCCAGTCGATCCATCGAAATATGTTGATCCCAAGAAGGTAGCTGTTGATGTAGCGTAGACGGTAGAGGTTGAAAATGGTGAGAAACGCTGGACTGATGGCGTACCAGTAATTGTTAGTGGCCCCGACGTTACGCTGTCGAAAAACCTATTGGTCTGTGATGCTAGATATACAGTTCCTGTTGATGTTGTAAAGTTTCCTGTTGGAACAGGAATAGTAGATGCAGTCGCGCTATATCCAGGAACAGATCCTATAGACAGTCGAGCATTAGCAACGTAGCCGGTCCACCAATATAGTGCATTATTACTAGAGTATCTACCCAGGGTTACTATATTGTGATTTAGCGTTATACTAGCTGTTGAGGTAGATGCTACCTGTGTTCCATTAAAAAACAAACTGGCATTGGCTCCGTTGCGTACCAGTGCGTAATGATTCCAACTATTGGTAGAGATAGTAGCGGTGCCAACTAATGCTACTGTCTGTCCTGCCCCATTGCCGTTTTGTATAAATCCATATGGTTTACCTGAGGCATTAATTCCTATGTAGGTGCCATAATCTCCCGGGAGATTTTGAAAAAAATCAGCTAGAAAAATAGCCAGTGTTCCGGTCGAACCAGTGAAATTGCTCCACCCTTCTAAACAGTAGTCATTGAGTCCTATTACATAAGAACTAGATGATATGGATACAGCAAAATCTGTCGTACCATTGAAATAATTGCTCCAATAACTTCCAAATGGATTTACTGCGCCCTGTGTAGGTGTGCCTGTAGGAGTGATAGCGAAATTATTAGTACTCGAATCAACGAAGTTACTGTTAGTCGAGGCGGCTATCCCGTCACCGTGTAACTGTAGAACCACACTGGTGATGGTGCTGTCCGCCACCAGTGTAGAAGTTGTTATGTATGAGGGAAACTGTATGCTCATCGACTGTTATTGTGGATTTGGTTTACTTACCCATGAAGTTGTAGGCTCGTCCCATGACCAATAGCTTCCTTCTATAGGTGCTGGTTGTGCCACAGGTGCGGTCCAGGACCAGTTTGACTCAGCTGATATAGTCCAGCTTGGGAACGGGCTAGGTGGATAAAACACATCATTAACACTATCATATGTATAGCCAATACCTGCATAGTTACCACGCAGTGCTAGACCGCCGTCTGGTTGTCCATCGGCACCATAGTGTACTCCGCCACGTGTGTTATAGCTGGTCTGGATCCATGAAGCGGGATCTCCAACAGCACCAGTGTTGATAAAATCTTGTTCTGCTACTATGACCTGTGTTACAGTTCCGTTTTCTACTCTTGCGTAATGACTCATGTTGTTGTTCTCCTTTGAAATGTGTTAGCAACTCAGTATTTAACCAATATAAGTACCTGGGCTCGTAAAACTATGATAGAAATATCCACCACTAGTAGATGTTGTACCTCCAGATCCAATCTGTTGAGTGCCAGGATAGGCTATTTTTACTATACCCGATCCACCACCACCACCACCACCGCCACCACCGTTACCTGTGCTGGTTGAAGCATTGGCAGTGCCTGATAAAGAATAACTTAAGATGACTATTCCAGGGCCACCAGATCCACCGTTTCCGCAGTTGGTACTGCCACCTCCACCACCGCCACCGGTGTTTGGAGTACCGGGAGTGCCTGCTCCTAGTGGACTTCCGCAGGGATTAGTACAGATGGTTACCTTACCTGAGCCCCCACCGCCTGCTCCGCCAGGTATGGTTCTCGGAGATACTCCTGGACCACCCCCACCTCCACCACCACCACCGGCATAGGTTACCGACGAACCAGAAATGCTGTAGGCTCTTCCTGGACCACCTATAGCTGGTCCTACTACAGATCCTGGACCGGTTCCGTTGAATCCACTACCACCAGCTCCACCACCGCCGGCAAATACGCCAGGCTGTGTGCCTCCTCCAGTTCCTCCAGGATATCCTTGGGGTCCAGCCACACCAAAACCAGGTGATCCTACTGCCAATTGATCTCCGCTGCCTGAACCTCCTGTATAGCCGCCACCATATGAACCACCACCGCCACCACCACAGGCTGTGATAGTTACAATACCCGCACCACTGATCGATGAATTTCCTCCTGGATTACTAGCGGCAAATCTGCTGCCAGGCGTGCCTCCAGCACCTACGGTTATGGTATAGGTAGTGCCTGCCAGAGCCGCAAATGTACCTGTCACGAATCCACCTGCTCCACCACCAGCTCCCCAATTGACTCCACCTGCTCCACCACCAGCTACCAGCATATAAGCCACTACCGACAGTGCGCTGGTAGTAGTAAAAAATCCAGAAGTGGTATAGGTATGCACATAGCTGGTTCCTGGAAATAGTCCTGATCCTGTAGTGGTAGGAGTTCCCCCAGAGGCCGCAGTAACAACAGCACCGGTACTGGGAGCACCAGCGGCATATATCTGGCCATCGACAAAAGCACGACCTGATCCACCGCAGGCGCCATGTCCTGGTTCGCGTGATCCTGCTCCGCCACCTGTTGGTGATCCTGGATACCCGTAGCCTAGAGTTTGTGTGGGAGAGTAGGCGATACCACTCAATCCACCCACTGAACCAGGTTGACCTGCCTGTCCACCCCCGGCAGAATAGGCCGCGACTCCTGTAGTAGAATTTACAAATGTCGTAGTGGTGCCCGGCGTATTAGCCGCTCCACCTGTGCCTACTGTTATTGTGTATTGTGTGCCTGTGGTTAGATTGGCCTGAGTGATTACTAGTCCACCACTACCACCACCGCTGGAGGGCGATCCACCTCCACCTCCACCTACTAGTAATAAGCTGGCCGAGTATCCAGGTCCGGCGATCTTGGTCCAGGCAGAACCCGTATAGACTTCTATCTGATTCAGTGTGGTGTTAAAACGTGTTGATCCTGTGGGAATAGTTGCTGATAAAGAGTAAGAAATCACTACTATCCCAGGACCACCTGGCTGACCATTGCTGACCCAACCTGGATTACCGCCACCGCCACCGCCACCTCCTGTACCAGGAGTGCCAGACTGTGCGGCAACTCCTCCGGGTAACTGTGACGATCTCCCACCACCACCAACCCCGCCAGCCTGAGATACAGAGGATGTAACTCCACCACCACCGCCGGCATAGTAGGTCAATACTCCAGTTATTATTGAACTAGTACCAGCTCCGCCGACTCCACCAAGCCCACCACCTGCGCCACCTACCGATCCGGCTCCACCGCCACCTCCTGCGCAGTATCCTGGATCTGATCCGCCCGGATTCCCTTGTCCTGTAGTGCCTGCTCCACCTGTTCCGTATAGAGGAACGTTACCAGATAGGGTGGCGTCTCTACCAGCTCCACCTCCTGATCCATATATACCAGCACCTCCACCAGCGGCGGTCCAAGAACCGCCCGGATAACCATCATTACCACCTGCGCCTCCCTTGAGTGCTGTTAGGTTTAAGCTGCCACCTACGATAGTTGAACTGGTTCCATCTGTGCTTTTGGCCCCACCTGCTCCTACAGTGATAGTGTATGTCGTATTGGCAGAGGCTGTAAATGTTCCAGTTGTCATACCACCAGCTCCGCCACCACCACCACCGTTGCCACAACCTCCACCACCACCACCGCCTACAGCTAGATAGGCCACAGTAACAGCAGAACTGGCTGTGAAATAGCTAGTACCTGTGGCTGTAAATATGTGTACCGCTGATAGTCCTGCAAATAGGCCAGTCGCGGTTGTATAGAATGTGCCTCCTGTACCTGTACTCACAGCCGCAGTGATTGCTGGTCTCTGAGCCGTGGTACCTACAGGCAACTGTAGGAATCCTGTTGAAACTGTGGGTTGATTAGCTAGTGCACCAATGACCAGGCTAGTACCAGTATTGATCGTAGGGCTAGATCCTGTGGCTATCCAACGCTGTCTTGTAGAGTTATAAGCATAGACACTGGATCCGATTTCGAACAGTTGACCGTTTACTGGATTTGCGGGGAATTGTATGGACATAGTGGCCTATCCTCCGCTAGTTAGGCCTGAGGCTCCGCCCAACGCAGGACCAACTGTGTATTGATCGGTGTTCCCTGTGTGAGGTAGACATTGATAAACAGAGTATCTGGCCCATTGGGATAAGTTCCTCTACCACCTAGTGGAGTGTTGGTCATCTCTTTCAACGGTGTCAGATCTAGTGAGTCTTTGTTGCTGGGTGATGATATGAATGAGAATATGGTCTCACCAGGCTGTGCCCAGGTGTTACGATAGAAGGTCAGTGTGGCACCGTTTGATATGCTAGAAATAGTAGCATTATTCAGTGTGATGGTGCCTGCTCCTATGCTGGTCACGATAGAATTTCCAGCGAAGTAGCTGTTACCTTGGGCAGTGACTCCTGGTATAGTCACAGCATCACCTGCCTGTATACTGGCGGTTGAGGCCACAGGTATCACAAATGTACCTGAACTGATGTTGTTGGCAACGGTAGTTGTGTATGTAGCAGTACTGTCGAACTTGATATTACCAGTTGGGGCTACCTGTGAGAAACTTGGCTGTCCTGATCCCAGAGGATTACCTGCGGCGATGGTTCCCTGTAGATTGTACCAGGTGATATTGGTCACAGTTGAGGGGAAGTTTGAGGGATTGATAACACCTTCGATCACCAGAGCAGTGTTGACGTTTGTGCTTCCACCCGCTGTAATTTCCAGTGCCTGCAGTTTCATCTGCGCACGATTTACTAGATCACGTACTCCTAGATCACCCGAGATAGCGTTACTGACGCTAGGTGCCAGACGGATGGCAAAAGCTGTGGTCTTAACTGTAGAGATGTTGACATTGATAGCCTGATAGTTGAAGATATAGCCCACGTCATCGTTAAATCCGCCGTCTGTCATAAAAGCTGATCCCCAGTGGCTAAGACTCGGAGTCGCCGTAACACCGATTGATATTACTCCAGTTCCAGTAGAATGAGTAGCGGTTGATCCTGCTGTTAGAACCCTCGGCGCACCTGCATAGAAATAGCTCAATGTGCCAGCACGTGTCAATCCTGTGAGCGTTCCTGGGAATGTAGGACGACCTAGGTAATCGATCGTAGGCTGATTACTAGTTAAAGTTTTACCAGTATAGTTGATTATCTCATTGTCTACGTAGACAGTGCCCGAACTAGCGAAATAGGTTACATCGGTCAATGTCATAACCGTGTCTGTGGTTCCCATTGCTACTGCTAGTGGAGCATGGAATCCTTCGTTTTGCACTTCATAGCGAACAGGCATGTTTCCTGAACGCTGATAAGCTTCGTAGTTGATGTTTGAATTCTTCATACGATGCACAGTGATATAGTTGCCCTGTGGTCCGCGTAGCATCCAATCGATAAATCCAGCACCATACCAGGTCCACTGCAATCCAATCATCTGCATCTTGTACTGTAACAGTTGATATCCGCTGGGATTAAATGGTCCGTTTGAGCCATCACAGCGATCCATGTTCCATAAGAACTGTGGAACGATAAAATCTATAGTCTTGGTCAGTTTAGCACTATTGGTAGTAGTAGAACCACGATATGGAGGTGTCACATATATCCAGGTTGAACTAGATATTGCTGTAACCACGTGTGTCATACCGCGTGCTACTATGCGATCTCCGGCAGTCAACTGCGTGTCAAAACGTGTGTTAACCCCAGTTATTAGATTGCTACCAGGAGTCAAAGTGGCTAATCCTGCGATCTGGAAGGTGCTGGCACGGCGTCCTATGGCCATATACTGACCATCATACTGCCAGAACATGCCATTCTGATCATCATAAGTTCCTGCACGCACAGTAGCACCAGTCCAGTTGACATGGTTTAGTGTGCTGGGATCAGTCAACCCTGGGGTAGTAGTACTTAAGACCTGTGTAGCTGTTACTATGATCTGTCGCTCGCTGACCACGCTGGCCACTGTATAGGTTCCTTGATAACCGGTAGCGTTTGCAATACCGTTAAGCTGGATCACACTACCGGCCTGTAGTCCATGATCGATGTCGTCTGTGGTTATGTAGATAGAGCTGCCTGTAGTGACGTTAGTCGCTGTGACCAGCTGTAGATTATAGCTAGGAGCGAATTGAGCACCTGTGTTGTAGTTTACCGCCTTACCAGACTGATAACGAATATATTTTTTACTCTGGCGGATAGCATGAGATCCATAGTTAGGACCACCTGCACCCAACATAACACCACCGTCCAGAGGTCTGTGCTGGAAAAATGAATCTGGGCGAGCATAGATCACACCTGTCGGAGTACCTGTTATAGTGCCTACGTTACGAGCGAGGAATGACAGAGTAGTCTGGCCAGGAACCGAAGTGATCAGGAAAGGTCCCTGTACCAATATGTGATTATTAGAGCCATTATCTGAGTTGACTATACTGAATATGCTGTCACCAGGAACAAATCCATGATTTGTAGCAAAGGTCAGAGTCACTGTTCCAGTAGTAGTTGCTCCACCTCCTGTTATAGCATAGGTAGGTGTCTGCTGGGCATTGGTATAGAATCCACCTTTGCGGACCACTGTAGATGGTGTGCTGATCTGCTGACTGCTGGTAGTGCCCACTGATGCCTTGGCGTAGTAGTTAAAGGTAGTGGCATTGGTTACAGAATTTACTACAAAAATACCTTGGGCACGTGAATAACCAGATACGGTATTGTCCAGATTCTGCACGGTAATGGGCTGTCCCACTGCGAGCAGATGATTGTTCACCGTCTGCACAGTGATAAGACTTTCTACACTGACCCCTTGAGCGTTTGATGCATCAGTGGTCATGCTGGACAGGGTCTGGTCTGATCCTGGTAATTCGTAGACTGAGGGAGTACCACGTACCAGACTTATGGTCTGCCATTTGGTTGGTTGCATACCATATTCAAAGTCCGAGTCGATCATGGAGCTAGGTTGTGCTACACGAGTGCGCTCGAAAGCGTCTGTGCCCATGGGCCATGGTCGAGTCCAGGTCTCTAGGCGTTCGATAAAGATCTGTATGTTGTCTGTGGCGCTCTGCCCAACAGTGGAAATACCAAAAGTCACAGTGGTCGTACCATCTTCCATCATGGATACGGTGGGGAAATTGGTGGTATTACCACGATTGAATGTTACTGTGGTGTTTATATAGGTAGCATCTGCGAAATTGTAAAGGATCTGGTTACGTGTGACGTTGGTGATTATGGTGATCTGATTAAGATCCCATTTTCCAGGGAATTCTATAGTTCCTACACCCGCAGCTCCGGGCGTGAATACGTATTGTCTAATCTGTTGCTTGGCCATGTCTTTTCCTTATCTTACTCATACTTATCTGTTATGCTCCGAATACCACGCTCATCGCGACACTGAATGCTTTTTGGGCATTTACGTTAGTAGCAGGAGCAAACATTCCATAGAATACTCGTACAACATCTCCTGCATTACGAGCGGAATTCAGCACGATAGTAGTACCATTTGAAGCCGTGTAATCTGAACTGCCTAGAGTGATACCGTTGGCTGAGGCTATTATGCTTCCTACTGTGTAGCCGCCTGTCACTGTAAATATGCTCTGTCCTTGCGTAGCAGTAAATTCCTGTATAGCGCCCGGTACCAATTGGCTACCATTAGAATAGATGTTGCCGGCATACAAGCTACCACCGATACCTGCACCGCCTGTTACTACCAGTGCACCACTCTGTGTACCTATGCTGACCGTGCTTGATGTTACCAAATGGACCGGACTAACCAACTGTCCTAGTGCAGGATTATAAGTTAGACTACTACCAGCATCTGTGATGACACTGGTAGTACCACTCGTAGTGTTGAGGAATGTTATGTAATATTGTGCGCTGGCACTGCTCGTGTTTACAATCAAACTGCTAGCTGTGCTGGCAAAAGTAGCGAATGTAGCTGTGGCTACTGCATAGTTGAATATGGTAGCAGTGGTGATGATCTGCGCACCGGCTATATATGATGTGTTGGCGATATAAACAGAGCCGCCGATGCCAGCCCCACCTGTGACCTGCAAGGCACCTGTAGTAGTAGAGGTACTAGAAGTTGTATTAGATATAACAAAAGTAGCAGTAGTACCTGTGATAACACCACCTGCCGCATAGTTGGCTATAGTGGCTGTAGTGATGACCTGTGCGCCAGCTATGTAAGAAGTATTAGCCGCATATATAGCACCACTGATACCAACCCCACCGCCGACGATCAAAGCGCCTGTTAGTGTAGAGGTAGCACTGGTTGTTGCCTGTATGGTCATAGCGTTGGCTACGACACCGCCATTAAACAAAGTCTGTGATACAGCATCAACCCACTGACCTGAGCCACCACTCACATACCATATGGCTAGATTACCTACCTGACTATCCCACCAGAATTGACCAGCTGTAGGATTAGGAGGAGGAGTGTCTGAAATAATAACATTACTGACCAGTGCACCATTGGCATAGATAAGACCGCCAGCATATATGTTTCCACCTACGCCTAGTCCACCCGCGATCACCAAAGCTCCGGTATTGGTACCGGTTGATGTGGCTGTGCTTACATTGACTTCTCCATTTACATATAGAGCTCCGCCGATTCCAACGCCACCGGCAACTACTAGTGCGCCTGTTATGGTACTGGTAGCAGATGTAGCATTAGTTATAGTGAATATGTCTGGGCTGGTTATCTGCGTCTGAGTGATTGTTGTATAGACTATGTTTAACTGTTGGGCGGTTATAGATCCGCCAACTACTAAATTACCACCTATACCTACTCCGCCCGCGACTACTAGAGCACCAGTAGTTGTGCTTGTGGTGCTGGCTGTGCTGTTTAATATCAAATTGGTCAGCGTTGAGCCAGAATCTACCTGTATACCACCGGTGATATAGAAATTAGTTGCGGTTACATTACCGCCTACTACCAATCCACCACCTATACCAACACCACCGGTGACTACCAGAGCACCTGTTGTTGTGCTTGTGGTACTAGCTGTGCTGTTTAACAATAAATTGGTCAGTGTAGAACCAGCATCTACCTGTATACCACCTGAGATATAGAAGTTGGTCGC